TATGACCAAGCTGGGATGGCAAAGATCATCGCAAACTATGCGGACGATCTTCCCCGCGTGGACATCAAAGGTAAGAAGTTCACCTCTTCGGTCAAGGAGCTGGGGGCTGCCTACGGCTACACGATCAAAGAGATCCGCTCCTCAAAAATGGCGAACAAGAAAATCGACCAGCGCAGAGCCAACGCCGCAAGGCGCGCCATTGCGCAGGCCGAGAACAAGTACGCCTTTGCGGGTGATGCCGGAACGGGCCTGCCTGGTTTCCTGAGCAACCCCAACATCAGTTCGGTCACGATTCCGGCTGATGGCACGGGTTCCTCGAAGCTTTGGTCGACGAAAACTCCCGCACAAATCATTCGTGACTTGAACTTGGTGGCTAACACCATCGTTTCGAACACGAAGGGTGTGGAAGTGCCGGATACCTTGCTCTTGCCGGTGGACAAATACACCTACATTGCAAGCACTCCGCGCTCGGATAACTCCGACACCACGATCCTCAAATACTTCCTGATGAACAATCCGTTCATCAAGAACGTGGATTGGGTGAACGAGCTCACCGGAGCCGGGGCTGGGCCTTCGGATCGGATGATGGCTTATCGTCGTGATCCCGATGCGCTCACGCTTGAAGTTCCGTCGGACTTTGAACAGCTCGATGTTGAAAAGAGAAATCTCGAATTCATCATTGACTGCATCGAATCCTTCGGTGGCGTCATCATCTACTACCCGATGAGCGTAGCTTACGGCGACGGAATCTAAACCAAACTCAGTCCGTTGTTTTTCTTCGGACTGAAAAGGAGCGAGACGCGGAACTCGAATTATTGAGGTCGGCACTCCTCCGCTTTGAAAACTTTGAGGAGGAAAAATGATCGTAGTTTACAACCGACCGAATGTTCACTTCGCGTATGGCATCAAGCTGATTCCGGGGACTAACCATATTGATCCACGGCTTTGGGAGATCGCCAAGAAGGATAGCGAGATTCAGCACTTCATCAAAAGTGGCGTGCTGACTCTACCCCAAGCCGATGAGAAACCCAGAAATCCAGAGAGCACCGTTACCACACTGACCGAAGAAGAACGGCAGAAGATGGAAGCCAAGGCTTTTGGCGACAACCGTGAAGGGATCAATCCCAACGCGCCATCGGAGGATCTGAGCGAGCTTGAGCCGCTGACTCGTTTCAACGAGAAGAAGGCTCTTGGCATCGTCGCGGAGACTTTCAAGGTCGATCTCCTTCAAGCGTGGCTGACCACTGAAACTCGTTTCAAGGTTAAGCGCGCCATCGAAGAGCAGATTTTGAAAATGGACAAGGTGGGAACACCCGAGCAGCAGCAGGAGGCGTAATCCAAAATGGAAGCCACTGCGGAGAATATCAAAGCTCTTTTCCCTGAGTTCAGTAGCGTGACCGATCAACGAATCGAAAACTTCGTTGAAATTGCGGGCCTATCAGTCAGTGAAAAAGCTTGGGGCTCGAGCTACGGAACGGGCCTCTCTTACCTTACGGCACACTTGCTCAAGCGAGCTGGTGTTGGCGGTGGGGTTCAGGGAGGAACGTCGCAAGCAGGTGTCGTCACCTCGGAAAAGGTCGGCGAGCTTCAGCGAAGCTATGCTCTTCCCAATTTCTCCGGTGGATCCGCAGAGGATTCGCTTCTCGCAACCACGTCCTACGGCATGGAGTACTTACGCCTTCGTCGTCAAATCCTCGTAACCCCGATGGTGACATGACGATGGCAAAGTTTAAGGTGATCGACAAAGACAGAGGGTGGAAAAAGATAGCGGCAGAGCTGAAAAAAGCTGCAGCCAAACCCCACGTCAGAGTCGGCTTCATTGGTGATAGCGGTGGGGCCACACACAAAGAGTCGCCCCTTACTGTTGCCGGAGTTGCAGCAATCCACGAATACGGCGCTCCTGAGCAGAATATTCCTGAGCGCAGCTTTATCCGCGGAACGATCGAGGCCCATAGCAATGAAGTTCGGGCCTTCATCGATCACCAAAACAAATCCGTGCTATTTCAAAAAATTAGCGTGAAGGAGGCTCTGGGCCGTCTCGGGCTGTTCATGGTCGCTCTGATTAAAAATCGGATTGTCAAAGAACATGTCCCGCCCCCTTTGAAGGAATCCACCATTCAAGCCAAAACCCGCGATGGAAAGACTGGAGAGGTGCCTCTTGTGGACACCGCTCAAATGCTCAACTCCATCCGGCATCAAGTAGTTATGGAAGGCGGTAGCGAATGATCGAATCATTTGCCACCGGCACTTACGAAATAAAAAGGCCGTCGGTGGATGGCTCTTACGTCAACGGCGAATACCAGAAGGGCTCAACCACGACTCTTCAGGTAACCGGATCCTTGCAGCCACTTACGCCGCGGGAATCCGCGCTTTTGCCAGAGAATGAACGAAACCGCGAGGCGTTCAAATTCTACAGCGAAGTTGAGCTCTTTCCTGCAACGGAAGATGGGCTTCGCCAAGCCGATATGGTGGAAATCAACGAGGAAAGTTTTCTCGTGCGATCATGTGAGCGCTGGCGAGACGTTGATCTGCCGTATTTCAAATCGATTCTTCTACGAATGAATGAGCAACCCGAACCTCCTGAAGAAGAGGAGGAAGAACCGTGAGCGCTATCACTTTTTCAGCATTCAAACTTGCTGTTCATGGCTGGATGGCTTCCCAAGTGACCCCGACCATTCCTGCTGACCGCGTGGTCTGGATGGAGCAAGGGGCACCACGCCCGAAGCTTCCTTATATTGGCCTGAAAATTATCGCAGGCCCGCGCACCTACGGTGACGACGATATGAGGCAGACCTCTCCGGGGGTTTACTCCATCGAAGGACAAAGAGCCTTCAGCGTTTCCGTGAATATTTTTGGAAAAGAAGCAGAAGCCATCGCCTCTCTGATTACGAATGCGATGTCCAAGCCTTCATCTCTTGAAAGCCTGGCCGCGAGCAAGATCGCGCTTCTCACGAGCACGGCTCCGCAAAACGTGAGCGTGCCGCTTGAAACCAGCTTCGAAAACAGAATCCAGTTCGACATCGATTTCGGCTGCGTAATGGCGGCCACGGATGACGTTGGATTTATCGAACAGACAGGAATTTTGAACACGATGAGCGAAGAGCAGACGGAGATCGGCTGACGCTCGCAAGGAGGAAACTATGAGCTTAGATCAAATTGTAAACGTCGAGATCACCTTGGGCAGCAAATCCGTCACCCGCGCGGGTTTCGGAACCCCACTGGTGCTCGGCCCGAATGCAGATTTCGGCCCCGACATCATTCGAACGTACACCAATCTACCAGGCGTAGCGGAAGATTTTGAAACCACGGACGAGGAATACATCTGGGCGCAACGTCTTTTCTCGCAAGAAAAGAAGCCACGACAAATCATGATCGGAAAGCGCGGAACCCAGGTGGCTCAAGTAGAAACGCTGACGCCCACGGTTCAAGACTCGGCTCTCTACCGGGTCAGCATCGACGGCGTGGATTATGAGTTCACCTCCGATTCGGATGCTACCGCAGGCGAGATCGTTGCGGGCCTCTTGGCACTCATCAATGGCGATGCGAATTGCAAAATGACAGCTTCTGGCACGACCACCCTTATCCTGACTGCGGACAATGCAGGCCAGGCGCATGTGGTATCGGCAACGCCCAACCTCGCTATCGTTCACACAACCCCAAACCACGGCGTGGTCGAGGATATTCAGGCCATCCAGCAAGTAAACGACGACTGGTATTGCCTGATTCTTACCTCGCGCGAGGAATTCGATATTCTCCAGGCGGCGGCATTCATTGAGGCGGTGCGGAAGATTTTTGTCGCGGCGACGGAAGAAGCCTCGATCAAAACATCGAGTACAACCGACTTGGGCAGCACCCTCAAAGGAAAATCCTATAAGCGAACCGCGCTCCTTTGGAGTGGCGACGAAGAAAGCGGCCCGGATGCGGCTTGGTCGGGCCGGAAACTGCCGACCGATCCTGGTTCCGAGCAGTGGCGCTTCGCCAATCTCTCGGGAATTACGCCCGATAAACTTTCGGCTACTGAGCAAGCCAACCTCGATTCCAAAAACGTCAACCACTACACGACGGTTGGCGGTGTAGGAATTGTCCAAAAAGGAAAAATGGCTGGCGGTCAGTGGATCGACGTTACGCGCTTTCTCGATTGGTTCACCGCGCGCGTGCAGGAAGGCATCTATGGCCTTCTCGTTGCTGTCGAAAAAGTGCCTTACACCGACGGCGGCGTAACCTCACTTGAGGCCATCGTCAGAGCAAAAATCGAAGAAGGAATTCGCGTGGGAGGAATCTCGCGCGAGGACGGATACATCGTTACCTCGCAAAAGGTTGCCGATGTGGATCCACAACTTCGTAATGACCGAATTTTCCCAGACATTGAATTTGAATTCCGGCTCGCTGGCGCAATCGGCGAAGTCACGGTCAAGGGCTTTGTCTCAGTTTAACCAGGAGGAGCTTTAAATGAAAACATACGATCCAAGCCAAGTCGTAGCAACAGTGGGAGGAAGGCCCCTCGGGGGTTTTGCTCCCGGAACATTTATCGAGGCCGAGCGCACGGAAGATGCCTATTCCATGACAGTCGGAATCGACGGCGAAGGAACCCGATCGAAGTCGAACAACAAATCTGGAACCGTGAAATTCACGTTGCTCTCTAGCAGCGATTCGAACGACGTGCTCTCCGGGTTTGCGGCAGCCGATGAGCTCAATAACGGCGGGCTCGTTCCGGTGCTCATCAAAGATTTAAGCGGCCGCGCGCTCATCGCGTGCGAGCAAGCTTACGTTAAGAAACTTCCGATCTTGGGCTTCGACAACGAAGTCCGCGAAGTGGAATGGACGCTTGAAACCGATAACCTCGCTCTCTTCTTGGGGGGTAACTAATGCGGTTTGAAGAACAATTTGAAATCGACGGCGAAAACTACAAGGTCAAGCACTTCTCGGCCACGCGCGGGACAAAGATTTTCGCACGTCTCGTAAAGTTTGCGGGTGAACCGATTGCGAAATTTTTGAGCGCTGGAAAGGCTCTCAAAGAAAGCGACGATGCGGCCGCAAATGCCGTGCTGGGACAAGCAATCTCGGCTCTCAGTAGTCGGATTGACGAAAACGAAGTTGAAACACTCCTCAAAGACATTTTGGATTCGGTTCAAGTGATCGAAGCCAAGAGCGGGAAACTCCGTGGAGTTGGAGCTGAGTATTTCGATGTCCACTTCCAAGGGCGCATTGGACACATGTTCAAGGTCGTCGGAAAGACTGTGGCATTTCAGTACAGCGATTTTTTAGGCGATCTCGCGGGGCTGCAAGGGCTTCAAAGCCTCGCGGGGGTGAAACCGGAAGCATCAAAGTCCCCGAGCACCTGATCTGGCCCGTATGGAGGGTGGTCATCTCAGGGATGGCGACACTTCAGGAGGTGGATGAACACTGGTCGGTTCTCGATCTCTTGGATGCGAATGAAGCGTTGGATCTAGACCAGGAAGCTAAACGAAAGGCGGAGGAAAGAGCTGCCAAGGGGCGAAAATGATAGTCCGAGAACTCTATGCAAAGCTGGGACTCGACTTTGACGATACCAAGCTCAAGAAGGTCGAAGAAAAACTCGACGGTCTGAAGGGAACCCTGAAGACCATTGGGATTTCCGTCACCGCGGCTTCGGCAACTCTTTTTGGTTTTGCAAAGTTCACCGCCGATGCTGGCGAGGAAGCCAGCAAAGCTGCTCAAAAACTCGGCATCAGCGTTGGTGCTCTCCAGCGCCTTCAAACCGCCGCATATCTAGGCGACATTTCTCTCGATTCACTTCAACAAAGTCTCGGTGTTCTCTCTCGCCAACTTGTTTCGGCAAGGGACGGCTCGGCTGAATCCGCAAAAGCACTTCGTAAGGTGGGCCTTGATGCACGTATCTTCGGTGGCCAACTTCCAACCACCACCCAGGCCCTAACAGCAATAGCGGATCGTTTCGCAGCGATGCCTGACGGAGTTGAGAAATCAGCTCTGGCGATGGAACTTTTCGGCCGCGCTGGACGCGACATGATTCCATTTCTGAATAAAGGTTCTGCTGAGATCGCAAAGGCTGCGGCCCTGGCTGACAAGTACGGAACCGTGCTCAGTGACGTAGACGTCGAGATGGCCAATGAATTTAACGACACCATCAAAGAAAGCACGCTTGCGCTCAAGGGGTTAAGAAACATTCTTGGCATTGGACTGATCAAAGTGATCAAGCCGCTTGCCGTGCGGTTCAACGATTTCATCTCCGAAAACCGCGTGCGCTTGGCCGAGAAGATCAAGTTCGTTTTCGACGGCATGGCCAGGTTCGTTCAGATCGTATGGCGAGCTATGACTGCCCTCGTGGAGTCTGTGGGCGGATTCATCGATACCTTTGGTGGGCTCGAGAAGATCGCTTTGGTGCTTGGAACCATTGCAGCCGTTTTCCTGGGGGGCAAACTTCTTTATGGAATCGGCTCCGTTGCCTTGGCTGTATGGAATGCAGTCGCAGCGTTTGTGGCAATGGATCTTGCGGCCCTCGCAATCCCAATCGCCATCGGTGCCATTGCGGTTGCTGTAGGACTTTTGATTGACGACATCATCACATTTTTCCAAGGAGGAGAAAGTTACTTCGGAAAATTCCTTGCGAACTTCCCCGTACTTGGAAAAGCAATCTTAGGCACATTTTCACTCATCAAGACCGCGGTGATGGACGTTATAGGTGCGCTTTCGATCATCTTCGGTTGGATCATGAAGGTGGCAAGTGCTGTTGGAAACTTTCTTGCGCCTGTATTTTCGGCTCTTGGGAAAGCGATCAGTTGGGCTGGAGGAAAACTCGGCAATGCTCTCGGCGAATTCGATACCACCGGAGCTTATGACATTCTTCTAAAGAACGCTTCTCCCACTTCGTCTCCCACGACATCTACCTCCAGCGTGCAAGCGCCCGTGCGCGTGGACTCGAACATGACTTTTAATGTCGGCCCGAACGTGGATCCGACAACTGTAGCTCCTAAGCTTCAAAACTCAATTGACGAAGGATTTTCGGCTCTTATCCGAAAGGCCAACAGTTCCTATCTTGGGGAAGGAGCACCAGTTTACTAATGGCACTCCTATCTCTGCTCACAGGCGAACCCGTTAGAACGAAATTCCGAAGCCAGGACTTTGCGGCTGACCTATTTCTTGTCGACGCAACGATCACCGAAGTTCCAACGTATGAATCTGACATCACGGAGCACGCCGTGGAGGATGGGCCAGATGTATCCGACCACATTCGACCGAAAAATATCTCTCTTGAAATCGATGGTGTTATTTCATCAACACCACTCAATCTCAGTGCCCAGGCGCAGGGGCTTGTCTCGGCCGCGGGAAGCATCCTCGGCTCCCAGCTCGGGGGATTCGGATCCGCCGCCGGAGCGATCGGCGGAGGTTTTGCGGGGGCCGCCCTTTTCTCAGAAGCTGACGACCCAGCCAAGGTTGCCCACGACATGCTTACTTCGATTTGGAAAAACCGAAGACTTGTCACTGTGGTTACGGGCCTTACGCAGTACGAGAACATGGCGATCCAGTCGCTTTCATTTCCACGCGATCAAAAAACCGGAAAGCAGCTTCACTTTCGCGCAACACTCAAAGAGGTCAGAAAAGTCAGCGCGAAATCGGTCGCCATCAAAAAAGTTCAGCCATCTGTTAAGCATACAGCCCCGAGCAAGGCAGACCTTGGAAATCAATCTCCAACTCCAGCGCCGAATGTGCGGTCGAGTCTTGCCGTAAAGATCGGAAACTTTTTCGGAGGTGGAAATTGATTCTTCAAATTCCAGTTCGCTCCGACATTCCTGCTTATGAATTCCAGATCACGCTCGAGGACACGC